CTCTTCCTTGAATCCAGAAATCTTCTTACCAAGTGCCTTCACTGATTTCGCAGAAGGTGTCTTGGCGATGAGAGCAGCCATCTTTTCATCTCCAAATGTTTTTGCCTTTGCATATTCGTATGCATGTTCGACTGTTGGAAACTTGATCGAATCCATCTGAAATGGAGCAACGTAGTCGTTCGATAACATACGGAAATCACCCTTGCTTTCATCCGAACCGTTGAACAATATTGGTTCCACTTCCTCTTCTTTTGGAGTCACAACTTTCACAATCTTTCGTTTGACTGTTTCTCCTTCCTCGTTTTTGACCTCTTCAATCTTCTTTTCCTCTACCACTGGCACTTCCTCTTTCACTGGTTCAGGAGCAGGTTTGGGTTTCTCACCTTTCTTGAATACGAAACTTTTATGTAAGAACGAGAACTGTTGCTGTTCTTGTCCTAAAGTTATTGCATTTTGATTCGCATAGTAATCACCAAACATCTTCTCTTCTACCAATTCATATCCTTCTGCTGCCATCATTGATTTCACTTTTTCAAACGGTACCAAATACTCTTTCTGTTCCTGTTCGAATGTTTCAAGTTTGACACGAATCTGTTTACCGAAGTCTTCTGTCCATTCTGCTCCATCTTCATAGTCCTTGATAAATTCTCCAAAGATACCTTGATTGCTTCTAAATACGTGGTTGGGTTTTCCAAGAAGCAGGGAATAGACTGAACGTCCATCCAAACAGGTTCCAAAGAATAATCCCTTGCCGTGTTTAGTGAGATTTCCAATAAATGTTTTGAATGTCTCTTCTGTGGCACACGCATAGTGAATGGCAAACTGACAAGAAATGGTATCGAATGCATTCAATCCGTGGAACTGTTCCAAATATTCTGTCGGTGCATTCTCTGTACCTTCCAGAATTCGTAAGTAGTGTCCTTCCTGTTCTTCCAACGGTTGAGACATATCTGCCTTGAAGAATAGGCCTGGTGGAATTTTAACACCCTTACGTTTCTTTTCAAGATAACGAACACACAATCCCGATCGAGGTGCATTCAAGTTGGAATCTGAGATATCAATGCCTACCACTTTTGATGGTTGAGACTTTATCCACTTATTAATATCACCTCCACGTCCTACTGCAAGTTCAAGCAGAGTATCGCCTTTCTTGATGTTGTTTTTATAAAGAACTTCTTTAATTCGATTGTGAAATCCAGTGACATCCAACCAAATACGGGTTTCTCTACCCATATCATCCTTGTAGTACAACTCATCTTCAATCGTATCATCAATACGATTCGTTGCCACATTTCGTATCATTTCATCCGTGATTGGAGCGTGCATTGATCTCCAAATACTATCTGCAACAGGTGCATCGTTACCATATTGAGGTTCTTTCTTGACTCGATACTGATATGTTTTGTCATATCGTGTTCTCAATACTGTCCATCGTTTGTTATCAGTATTGTAGGCACATTCCACAATCGTATTGTCCTCGATTTTGGTATCTGTAATATCTACTGGAATTCCACGATCGTTGACCGGGAGACGAATAACGTGTGCATCAATATTACGAGGAGCAGCAGGATAGAATGGAGATGGAACACGATCACGACTTTCTGCAATGACTCTTAAATCATCTGGTATTTTTGGAGGACTGTATTCTCCTGTAACAGTTTCGCAGGGATAGATTATCTCGCTTCCAGGTCTACGAGAAACATAGAGTGTACCCAACAGAACACGGGCATTCAATACAGGATCAAATGATTCTCCAGGTGTAAATCTCAGCAGGAAATCTATGGAATTTTGATCAGATGGTTTCCACTTGTAAACACGTAACCAAGTCTTGCCTTTTCGGTCTTCGAGTGGAGCAACTGACGATGCTCTGGGTGTGAAGATCAACCCGTCGGTTGGATATCCGTAATCGGTATCCAAAATCTTTTGAATAGATTCCTGCATTTCAGCTCCATCTCCTGCACGAAACTCTTTGGTCTCAATGCGAATAGGATTGGTTGTAAGTTCTTCTGTAAAATCGTTCTTATACTCACTCACAAATTCACGTGCACACCCAAGTCTTGAGAGCAATGGATGTTTGATTGTTTCATCGGCAGTTGTCATCAATGGCAAACCACGAGTATCCTTTCCGCGAAACATATAGATATCGAAGACGCAGAATAGGTTCTTATCCTCAAGATATTCACAGTCCACAATATCACCAAAATGTTTGTCATCTTTTGCAGTTAATCCAGTCCAAGCGATTTGATAAGAAGGTGTTATTCGAATCATCTTTCTATCTCTCATCACAACCAGAAAGCATCGTTGACCATCTGCTTTTACCGTAACTGTATAGTTCTTCAAAATGTTGTGTGGATTATCAGGATTTGCGTGGCTTCTTTCCATCGTAATCGGGTTTACAAAAGGAATACTCATCTTCTTGAATTCAGCATCGTATCGTTCGATATCTGTTTGCAGGACTACGAAAGGAGATTGTTGATAGGCAGCAACCAATTTCTGCAGGAGTGCTAGAGAAGGTTTCAAGTAATCATCTTTTGTTCGATCAATAAGCTCAATTTCCAATTCATAACGAATAGGCTGTTTCAAAACCTCGAACATCTTGGTATGCTCTCTTTTCTTGGATTTGACAGAGGACAAATCAATTTGAAACATACCATCTTCAGTCTTCCAAGATTTTCTGTGAAGAACACGAACATAGGAATTCGGGTCCATAGGTTTGCCTGCAAAGTCTTTTCGCAGGAATTGTTCGTGACGAAGAGTGAGACGCGTGAATAGGTCTGGTATCTCAACTTCATCTTGCCCTGCACGAGGCATTACATCGTAATACTTCCTCTTTTTTTCCACATAGAGTGGTACTCCGTGGAAACTGTTGCTAGTGCATACTTTGTGTATGTTCTCAGGTCCTGTGACAACCACACGAATACCATCGGGATAAGTGAAGGTCGCACGATGTTCTTCTTTCGAAGCGCTTCGTGTGATTTCTTCAATAGCACGGACGATTCTGTCCGCAACATCCTTGGTTTCGATTTGGTTTATCAAGACTTTGAACTCTACTTCTGCCTCTTTACTTGTCTTGATTACCGAGAGCATCTGCTTCATCGGTTCAAGTGTCGACTTTGGTAAAAGAGTCTCCATCTGTTGCCTTATTATTTACTTGGACTATGTTTGTCCGTTTTTAATCTTGGTCCTTTCTATGGCATCTGCCTCCATTCTCTTGCGCTGGTCCATGTAAAAAGTCACCATCCTTTGAATCTCTTCCAAACACTCGTCGGGCAGGTTATCAGATGAAACAAGAACACCGCTCTGTGTCTTGGTATATGTCTCCGTGTACTTACGGATAATAGCAAAAATTTGAGCGTGTTCCTGCGTATCCAATCTATCAATCTGTTCCTTAAGGTTCTCTTTTTGCAGACGGTTCATTTGTTGTTGACGGAGCATTCAATCTTACTCGTTTCTTACGAGTATCGATTCCTGCAGATGGCTTTGTTTGTTCAACCGATACAGTCACCACCTTTCTTTCATTTTCATTCGAGCCTTCAATTGGTGCAGCAATCATAGGCAATTTGCTTTCCGTAGAGAACTCAGGTGGAGCAGTGTTGTCAGGTTTGATAAGAGTGCGGAGTTTGCCAAGAACGACAATGCTTTCATCTCCTTGTTGAAAACGGGCACCCACGACCTCAAATTCTACTTCCTGTCCATCTTGAATATCTTCAAACTCTTCCATTCCAATATGAATATCTCTTGGAAGGAGGACTTTCATAGGTTTGGTTTCTGCGTGTAATCCTATTTTACTTCGAATATTGACCTTGGTTTTGAATACTTGACCTGGGTGAGGCAAACATATGTCTGCTTGAAACTTAACAGCATAGTCAAGTCCACCTTTGATAAGATTTGATCGACCAAGTGAGTGTTCAATGATTGTAATACTTTGAGGATTTATGTAACCTTCTGGAACACATACTCCTTCATATTTCATACGAAGTTGTGCTAACAAACTCGTATAGATATTTCTTTGAAGGCGTTTTGCTTCCAAATGAATGTTGCGAACTAATTCTCTTCTTTCAAAGATTGGATCCATACTTGCTTCTTATCATAGATAAATCAATTCGTTTTAAACGCCATACTTAATTTTTGTTTGTTCTTTTCTGAAAATATAACACTTAATTCTTCTGGTGTTACCCATTCTGTATTGTTCTTTTCACGAATAAGCAATTCCATATACTGACACCAATCACTTCCAATGGTTGCAGGAATACCTACTCCATTTTTATCAATCTTTTTCGATAGATTGTGAACTGGTTCTTTTGTATTCGATCCTGTACCACACGTTGTAGGTTCAAATCGTTTTCCAGTTTGTTTGATATCTCGTTCTCCATTTTCTGTCATTTTACTGATGACCAACTGAGGTCCTTTACTATTCTCTTTTACAGAACCGTACAACTTAGTACGATTGGAAGTGAATGTTTTAATAAGATTATCTTCCCACGCATTGTATTTGGTAAGATTGTCACCAATTGGGGCTTCAGGTGGTTCAAATTTATTATCACCAAGGACGAAAATGTTTGTATCGGGTATTCTAAGTTGAGGACGGAATTCATGATGTGCTTTGATATAAGCTCTCTTTTCTTCTGGTTTCAAATAGTGATCAAATGTATAATCCATCAACAACTCTTTTGAAAATCGTTCTGTTACTTGAGGCTTAAATTTAGGGAACCTCGTTTCCAAATCAACTGCATTTGGTCCTGCGATTGCTTCTGTAACAGCTTCTGCAATCGTCTTCGGTTTCTCATCTTCTTCAATTTCTTTTGTGATTGGCACTGCATTTGCTTCTGCAGGTTTACGAATACGATCAATCAGGGTTGCATTTTCTATTCCAACGGGTGTCAGTGCATAGAGTTCTCCTTTGGACTCGATCAAACTTGGACGATCAAATGCATCTTTGAATTTGATACCATTTGTGATTGCACTTTGAATGGTGTAGATAATCACATCTTCTGGAATACCGCTGAATGCACCTATTAAATCTGCACGATCCCAGATGGGTTTTTCGATAAAAAGTGTTTCGAGTTTGTTGAGTATCTCATCACGTGTATCAAGATAACTTGAAAGAGGTCGAACGTGTTCCGGATCTTCTACAGACGGTTTTACAAGGCATTGAACAGGTGCGGAGTTATCGCTAAAAGTTGGAGCCAACATCGTCTGCAACGTGTACACCACTTTTTCTGCTCCCTCGGCACGAGTTTGAGGTATCTGCAATTCTTTCCAATCTTGGGGTAAGTTGTTTACAGAATTTTGAATAGGACAGTCCATTGCACTCTCTTCCAGTACACGTCGAACATTCGAAATTTTAGTACCTTTTTCCTCCACTTTTGTGCGGTACGTATATTCATCATAACATTCTCTTTCACCATTACGAACAACATGGAGATAAACGGTACAGTTCTGTTTATCAAATGGTAACAACTGATGACTGCAGGTACGTAATGCACGACCCACAACCTGTTCGATACGACTCATATTCCACCAAGGATCGATCACATGAACTTGACGAATGAAACGGAAATCTACACCTTCGGATACAAATGGACTTGAAATGACTACGCGAATCTTGGAACCGTTGATATTATCCTTGCTTTTCACACGTGAAAGAACACCGTTGATAGAAGCTTCGGACATAGACGATGAAAGCAGAACATATTTGCCTTTTGTTCCTCCAGAATTTTCAAGAATAGTATTTCCAGATTCAGGAGAATATCCTGCCTCTTCCAGTGCCATTGCAAACAGTTGTGTGCCAATTGGTTGAACATAATTGCAGTAAACAAAAATCACTCCTTCAGAACTTTCAATTGATTTTATAATGCTCGCAAATTTTGCAGAATAGTTTGGAAGCAGTTCAGGTTTCAAGAATTGCAAATTAGGATCTGCGTACGAATACTGTTTGCCTTTCAGACGAAAGAGAGAACGGAAATCACTATTCCCTGGAAATACTGCAATCGTTGGTATCATATTCTTTTCGCCTTTATCCTCAGTGATCTTCTGATCAAGAAATGCTTTTTGATCTCCTTGAACTTGAGAAGCAACCACCTGCAAATACTTCAGATGATCTGTAATCTCTTTTCCATTGATTGTTTTGGTGGTAGTTGGAGGAGCAGGATTGGGTGGTGGTAATCGAAATGGAAATGTAAAAGGATTATCTCCTTTCACATAGGATACATATTGCTGAACTAACCCCCGAAACTCTTCCTGTTTGCTCTCTTTGAGTTTTCCATTTGATTCAAAGAAATTGGAAGATGTCAGTTTTGTTTTGAAATCTTGTTTACGATCATTCCATAAAAATAGATTGAAATAGAACATTATCTCCTCAAAACTGTCGTACATTGGAGTGGCAGTCAAAAATACAAGGACCATTCCATTTGCAACCTTCACTAATTTTTCCATCGCATCGGTAATACCTTTCATTCCTTCTGCAGCAATGGATGGTTCGCGAATATTGTGAGCCTCATCGATGATAACCAATCGATTATCGAAGTTATGATGTATCCATTCTTCGTCGTTTCTTTCCACTCTTTCTCGAATACGATTACCGAATGTCATATAGCCTGAGAATTCATAGAACTCGTTGATAATCGTATCTGCTGTTTTTTCAAGACGAGCACGGATTTTAGGATCGTTCCAGTTTTTGGGTTCTGATTCCACTCTCAAAAGCATATCAAGATATCTGCGACCGGTACACTGTTTCGAAACCAATAAAGTTTCAGTCTTATCAAGATCAACTCGTGTCATATCAAAAATCTGATGCTGAAAATTGTTCTGTACAGCCAACGATGATATGACGAGGACTTTCTTATCCTGAAACTCTGGTCGCAGGATATATTCTTCTGCAATTTGGATAGCGGTACAAGTCTTACCCGTTCCTGTTCCGTGGACCATCAGCAGGTTACGTGTAGGGGAATCAGGTGATAGTACACGACGCAAAAACTTTTGTTGAGACTGAAGTGAAAAACTGCTTTTAGACGCTTGACACGCATCATTACGAAGAGCTTCAAGCGTTTCTAGAGATGCTCTGGGTAGAGCAGTATTCCTGATTTCTGCTATTTCAGGATTTGTCAGGTTAATCATTATATTATTCTAACATTTACACACTAGGCAAACTACGCTTTTTACCAATCCATCAAGATATCTTCCATACGACACTCAGACTCTTCTTTTGTCGCAAGTTTTGCATTGACTTCATCGATCACACTGGTATCAATATCCTCTTCTGCTCCTTCTGGTAGTCTCGCTTCGTCTACAAGAATATCTACAAATCCTGTTCCACAAGGCGGTTTCTGACCGAACATAATGTTTGCAGATACACCCATCATTGTATCCGTCTCGGCTTCAAGGGCAGCATTGAACATTGTAGTGGATGTCTCTTCAAAGGATGCCTTTGCGAAGACACCAGTTTCGTTCTTCTTCATACCAGATCGACTGATAGCCACAAGACGACCACTGAATGTCATAGAATCTACAAGGACAGAGAGATGATGGTAGTTGACCTTTTCGGATGCGAATACTTCATTCAACTCCTCATACATTGCAAGTCTCGCAGTTTCGATACCGAACACTTTCAATATTTCCCAAATATCGTTCGAGAATACACGTGTTCCATCCACACCAGGAAATACGAGAAGGCTGTACAAATTGATACCTTCTGTATCCAATACATATTGAGGCTTGTTCACATATCCGCCTACAGTACCATCGTAGATTAATTCACTCTTGATCTCACGAAGATGGACACGGCCAACACCTTCCACACCAGTCAACACAGTATCCAAAACCTTGTCTTCCATATATCGCATCAATACAGGAGTAGTTGTTTCTGAGAATGAGAGACGCAATACGATTTTCTTTCCTGCAGAATCAGAGTGTTCACAGGAGATCAAAGTCTTCAATGCAGGATTCTTATTTATTTTAGTTTGAATCAATGTCAGGTCCAACATATCACGTTTTACCTGTTCCATACTGTCCAACTCAATTCGCATAATCCAAGGAGCACCCTTGCATTCTTCGTTTTGAAGTGCATATTGTTGATACATTGCCAAGAGTTCACGATCTTCATCAATAACTGTACCTTCTGCAGATGGATTAGGATCGTAGAAGATACGTACTGATTTTGTAATATCTCTCAACGTAGTCTTTTGTATCTGTTTCATCTTTTTGATCGCTTCATTCTGGTCTCCAGATATTTCAGGCAGAAGATAGATGGTGTTGCTTGGTCGTTTGGTATTTTTAGTCGCATCCAACAACTCACCAATACGAGGAACTCCTGCAGTCGCATTCGCCTTTGCAGTACCCGTTGAGTGGAAAGTGTTCAACGTAAGCTGAGTAGTAGGTTCACCAATCGATTGAGCTGCAAGAGCACCAATCATTTCACCTGCATGACATCTTGCTTTTATGTATCTGTGACGAATGTCACGCATTAATTCATCAAAGAGAGCAACTGTCAATCGATGAATGATAATCGATTTCTTCGGTGCCAAGTTGTATCTCAACAGAGTGTGAAAGACCTTGTTCTCTGGAAATTCGCTGATGAACTTGCCGATAGAAGCATTCACGTATGCAGGTGTCAAATCAGTCTTAGTATTGTATCCATTTGCATACTTTGAAATCAATCGTGGGAAATGAATGGGTGATTGAACAGTATTCAAGTTCTTGAATCGAGATGCATTTCTTACAATAATTTCGCGATCGTTTAGAAGAGCATTCACCAAGTCGTCCACTTCCGATACTTGATCCTTTAAGAATGGATTGACATCATCTGCTGTTAATGCAAAGTCTGCATAGATTTGTGCCATTGTCATTTTTCCAAATTCAAACGGTTGAGTTTCAATCGAAGTGGTATCGATACCGTCTTCACCATATCGAAACTGAACAATTGTTCCGGTTACATTTCGAACAGTATTGTCATAGGCTATGTGCTGATCTTCCATCGTCTTCATCAATCGTCGCTGAATATAACCGGTATCAGAAGTCTTGACTGCAGTATCAATCAATCCAATACGTCCTGCCTGAGCGTGATAGAAGAATTCCGAAGGCATCAATCCATCGATGAAGGAATGTTCAATAAATCCACGAGACTCGATACCATCGTCGTATCGTGCAAAGTGTGGCAGTGTTCTATCTTGCAGAGTGTATTGAACACGTCTACCTTCAATCAACTGCTGACCCAACAATGCAACCATCTGTGTGATGTTGTTGTCACTACCTTTAGAACCGGAAGACACCATCTGTACAATTCGGTTCTCTTCTGAAAGGCTTGTTTTCACAGATTTGTTAATCTCATTTGCAACCTCATTCAGGGCTGCAGAAATATCCTTTTCCAACTTCTCACCATTTGAGAATCCAGTATTGTTGATGAACTTACCTGCGTGCATATCGAATAGAATTTGAGCAACCTTATTTCTACCCTTTTCGATGTGTTCATTCACTTCTTTGAGCGTCTGTCCATTTGCAATCAAATCAGATGTTCCAACTGAGAATCCAGTGTATAGATTGAACTGAGTTACAATTGATTGAATATCGTTAATCATCTGTCCACATCGTTGAGGACTGAAGTCGTTGAAGAGAACTTGAACCAATCCACTGGAATCGTCACCACTTGTAAATGCAGACTTCTTGAGTACACCTTTCGTAAGCTGGCCATTTTCTAAGGTGATACTGGTTTTTAAATTGATCAATGGGAATGCCATCGAAATGATTTCAGGTCCAGTCCAGTCCCGATTTTTTCTTGGAATATTTGTTCGATTGATTTTGGCCAACATATTCATCGCAATATGCTCTGGAATTTTGAAGTTAGGATTGCTCATACGATAGACACCCGTCATCGTATCCTGAAATACGGAGATGATCGGTGAAGCAGTTCGGGGTGAAATAATTTGACGAAGTACAGAAGCCAATTGTCTCAATTCAGTTGCTGCTGCAATCGATTGCGGTACGTGCATATTCATTTCATCACCATCAAAGTCTGCATTGTATGGTCGAGTAGCAGAAACGTTCAATCGAAAGGTAGAGTATGGCAAGACACGAACACGATGAGCTTCCATCGATGCCTTGTGAAGAGAAGGTTGTCGATTGAAGAGCACAATATCACCATCGATCAAATGACGGTGAACGATATCACCTTCTTGAAGATCAATTGAATCTGCACGGACATATCGCAGAGATACTGGTTTATCATCACGTTTGATATAGACTGATTTTGCACCTGGATGCTTATCAGGACCGTTTCGAATGTAACCGAGAAGTCGTTCACGATTGAAAGCAGAGACTGTTTCAGGAAAGGTTAGATTGACTGCAATCTCTTCAGGAACACCTAATTCATCCAATTCAATATTCGCATCGGGAGTGATAACCGAACGAGCAGAGAAATCCACACGCTTACCCATAAGATTGCCTCTTACACGACCGGTCTTGGAACCGAAACGAGATTTGAGAGTGCGAAGAGGACGACCTGATCGTTGTTGAGAAGGAGCCATTCCCTTGATATCGTTATCGACATAGGTTGCAACATGGTATTGAAGAGTAGCAGTGTATTTGTCGATAATATCTGCAGTCTGTCCTTTTTCAATCATTTCACGAAGCTTGTCATTGTGTTTCAAAATATCAATCAACTTGTGTGTGAGATCATCTTCCATACGCCCGTGATCATCCATCATAACAGATGGACGAACAGTCAAAGGAGGAACTGCAAGAATCGTGCAGATCATCCATTCAGGACGTGAGAATTTGGAACTGAACCCGAGCAAATCGATATCTTCATCGGTCATATGTTGGAATGCACGCAATACCAATTCAGGTTGAAGAGGAACAGGAGCAATGGGAGCTTCTGTAGTACTCGTGTAGTTTCCTTCAATCGTTGCAGCTTTATCAGCAACCTTGGTAACCTTTGTGAATGTTTGAGTGTTGCAGAAAGCACATTGTTTAGGTCGCTTGCTTAAAGAGTCTCGAACTTCACGGAAACGAGCAAGACCTTTCGACTTGAAAGTTTTCAATGTTTCTTCCGGTAGCAAGGGCTTCGAGCAGGATAAGCAGATTACATTACAAATTTGAACAATCGTATCAAAGAACTGATAGAGATAGACAGGACGGGCAAGGCGAATGTGTCCAAAGTGACCCGGGCAGTGTTGATTGGTCTGTTTGCAGGTGGGACATACTTTGCCGTTTTCGATCACACCAAAGCGAGCATCGAATACACCGTTGGGAACGGGTTGGCCGCTTTGATGAGTCTTTTCAGTATTTACTTCTACGACGGAGCGCTTCAGTATGTCATCTGGGTTTGTGATGCCAAACTGAACACTTACAATTGTATCTCCCATATTTACTACTTGTTATCTTTGTGTCTAGATTATTCCGTTTTAAAAATCCCCGAGTTCTATTGTCAGATTCCAGAACTGATCGTCCAACACAAGTTTGTCAATGAGTTCTTTTTCGTATTTCGGTTCGAGCGATTTGATTAGTAATTCATATTCTTCGCCTCTTCGTTGTACAAAAAGATTGAATTGACGAAATCGATGGTAGCGTATGTAACGCAAAATATCATTTGCAAGGTTCTCGGTTTTGTATCGTTGGCCTGTCTCGTCTTTGATATGACGTAGAAGAGATGACCAGTGTTCTAAAACAAGTAAATAGTCCATTATTAATCTAATACAAAATCATCTAAATCTTTTAAGTACATTGGTGACGCAGTTTTGTGCTTCTTTTTTTGAATGTGAATCAGCTCCCTATCGTAGCTTGGCGAACGCTCCTTTCTTTTAGGCAGATGAGGAACGAACGAATGGATAAGCCTTACGATCTCGTGAGGTAAATAGTAATGCTCTTCCACTTCAATAGGGAGTCTGGGCTTCACCATTACACCCTCGTGCGTTTATTTATGGTGGTAGCAGGCCTCCACCACCGCCTCCGCCTCCACCGCCTCCACCGCTTCCATTGCTATACGTTAACGAATAGTGGCTTCCATCGGAACTGTTTTGAGTTGCAAATACTGCGATATGAATTTGTCCAGTAGCAACACTTCCTGGTATACTTGTATTGCCATATGCAGTAACTACAAAACTAGAATTGGGTATTGGTTGACCATATGTGATATGGTTGTAAATATCTGTACTTGTAAAATCAACATCGGATAGAATCAATGTTTCTGCAGCACTTGATTGGACAAATGTGAAACTGTCTCCTGTTCCGTTTATGTGGAAAATGTAGTAGAAATCCTGTTGTCCAGATGTTGTGAGTACATCTGTATACGTTGTTCCAGATGTCATTGGTGCTTGTACAGCAGTGATTACACTGTAACTCAATGCGAATGAACCTCCACTTGAACCTCCAAGAAGAGTGTAGTAGAACGTGGATTCCAACAATGGATCTTCAACATCGGTTACTGGACTGTCTGAGGTTCCCTTGAATGATGCCAAGTAATTGTATACTGCTTCCAAACTGGATATTCTTGGGCTTCCACTTGCAATAAATATTGGGGCAATTGTACCACTGTTGATAGTGGTATTGAATGTATATTGAGCATTTGGACCTCCTGCGTGTTGTTTTGATGGAGCTGTAATTTGAATGGTAGTAGGTTGATAAGCACTGAGACTTGTGAAACCAGAAATAGGAGTTGTTGTAGTACCAGTTCCACTATTAAAGGATGAGTTGCTCGTATTAAGAACATATGGAGTATCGTATGTAACAGGCGAGAAGTGATAGGCGTTGTTTGTTCCACTTGGACTGTAGAGCAATATGTGAATCTGGCTGCTTGAAGAAAGTGAAGTAACAGTAGAAAATCCAGTAGATGCACTTGAGGCATTGATAATCTTTCCACCCAAATCTGTGAGAGTTAATCTGTGTTTTGCATATGCTAACAAATCAAGTGTTGAGAATCGACTAGTTGCAAGAAGCATTATAGGGATTTCAGTGTTTTCTCCAAGAACTTCGAATACCTGATCTCCAGTTGTAGATGCAGTGAATACATAGTAGTCGCCATCAATTGCATTATGAAGGGTATCTGTTTTGATCTCTCCAAGAGATACAGATGTTTCAGGAGGATAGTATACTCTTTGAAGAGTGTACTGATTCGCTGTATTCGGAATAGCAATATGGGCAACTTGGTTTGTAGTGAGATCAACAGACTGCTGTGTAAATCCAGAATATGTACTCTGTGTTGTTCCAACCTTTGGTACTGTAAGTGTAGAACTGAAACTTGACGATAACAACGATAAATCAAAGTCAGAAAGTTTGTAGTACGTGATAACCATATTCATACTGTAATCAGCAGCAAAGCTCTCAGTTACAGGAGATCCTGTCTCTGTGTATGTGAAGAGATCAATGTGACCGCTGTTTGAAGAATTGGTGTAGACTCCGGAAGATGTTATATCTGTCTCACTTCTAGAATACGTGAGTGCTGAAAATTTATAAGAAGGTTCTCCTGAAGTAACGATTACAGTAATGTATATTTTTTGGTTGGTCAAAATGTTTGATTTTGAAATTCTTCCAGTTCCGGAAATGTAAGTTACTCCAACCGGTTTGCTAGTAGACCAATTTGAAATCTGTGATTGAGTAAGTTTTGTAGTTGATATTGCAAGATCGAGATTATCAGTTGATGTAAGAACAATACCGAAGTCCTGAGAAGAAATGGTGCTTCCAGTCGTGTTTGTAAATGTGTATACTCGGTAATTTGCAAGAGAACTTGCTTCAACAATATCCCCTGCAGAGATTGGATATTCTCTAATACTGTATGATAATCCTATGGTTGCTGCACTGTTAAATACCATACCTACAACTCCAATATGGAAGGTTGTTGAATCCGATAATAATCCTGTATTGTAGGTTTCTGTTCCTGATCCAGGTGTATTGAGAATAGTATATATTGCTTGATTGTATTGCCAAATTTTGAAATCATTTGCAGTTAATCGTTCGTATGTAATCAACATATCTGCATTTCCACCAGTATTTGTCATAGTAAATGTGTAATCACCTGGTAAGACTCTAACTCCATAATATCCAACTGCAAGATTATCACTGTCAGTAGATGTCAATGTATTGGTATAAGAAGTGTCGATCGACATAGTAATTTCACCAGTCAAGGCTTCAAAAATATAGACTGCTTGATTTGCACCTCCTCCTCCAGTTGGAGCTGTTGTAGTTGCAATAATTGTAGCGTGAACTTCGTTGCTTCCTGTTCCAGTTAATACATTCATATCCGAGTTGGCAAATGCTCCAATAAGAGGTACGCTCAAATTATACGATACTTGAGGGTCTTGAGTGAATCCATTGTACCACATACACACATCCATATAAGTCAACTGCTTTCTGGAAAGTAGCAAGTAACAAACTCCTAATGTACTTGAAATTGTGTAATCATACGTTCCTGCAGTGGTGAATACATAACTTTTGTAATAAGGAAGCGATATAGGACCTGGTCCTGTATATGCAATTGCTCCAGCGACTACGTTGTTGACTCCTTGTGTAGCATCTTCGGATGCATACTGCGTAACTTCAATACGATATACCGCATTCGTAGATGTTTTTGGAACCACTGCAATATGAATACCTGACCCCAAACTTAAAGAATTTCCACCTATAGAAAGTGTTTCCAATACACTGTTACTATTTGATAATGTCGAATACGTATACTTTGAAGAAGGCTGTGTTCCGCTCAAATAATTAACCACTCCTAATCTGGAAACTTGAGATGAACTCAATAGAATATCTGCAGGTCCTCCAGTATTTATAATTTGAATATACTGATTTCCAGAACTCAAATCATTTGAAAAAATGTAATAATCAGCATTGCTTACATTCGAGGATGTAATCAAGGGGTTGCTAAATGCAGTATAGATAACATTCTTTGTCAACGCTGTCTCGGGATATGCAGAAATTGCAGTCAATGTATAGGTCTCATTTGCGGTATATCCAGTTGCAGGTATAATTGCAACATGCATATTCGAATTATCCGTAACATTACAACCATTTGTTTCAAGAGGAACCGAAATATTACTCGCATTTCCAGTTGATCTCCATTCACTTGCATCAAAGGTAGTAAAAGGAGAATATGAAAGAAGAACAGATGCTTTTGTAGGATCTGTAAGTCCTGTTAAGGTAAACGTAGTCGGATTTCCATCTCCAGTGTAAACGTAGTAATTTGGATAAGCATTTGAAACTGCAGCAGCAGTAGATGTTAGAACAGTCTCAGAAGGAAATGTAGCAGGATTAAAGGAATACGAACCTGAACTGCTCGTCGTTGCAACCAACGTAACATAATAGTCTCCTGAATTCTGTACTGTTAACATTTTAACATTTCCATTCGAAGGATCATTCGATAGAATAGTTCCAGAAAGTGAATCCGAACCATTCGCATAATTACTGATTTGAGTATCGGTAAGAGGAACCCTGCTTACAAGCATATCTATATTCCCACCGGAATTCAATTCCGATAACTTCACCTTCGGCATTTATTTATAATGTGAACATTAAAGTGTTACCTTATATACACGATGTTGACCAACAGAAGATAGTGACATGCTAAATGTATTATTCAACGGTGCATCGGTAGGAACATTTCCAAGTCCAGCAGATATTATAGAACTTGGTGTTATGTAACAATAATTTATGAAATAATTCAATGAACCATTTGGAACACCTGAAAAAATTGTCATATTTGCAATCCAATTCGATCCATCAGAATTGAAATAAACATCGGAAGGAAATGATACTTTATTCAATGTTCCAGAATCTGGTTGAACTCCTGATAACCAAATAGCATTCGAAGATGCAACACTTGTATTGATAGATTTTGTACTCTTATTATCACCTGGCATATTGAACGATATAAAAGCAGATCCTGTCAAAATATTTGCAGCAGGTCCTGTCTTTCCAATATATCCAGTCGGTCCTGTTGGTCCAGTTAATCCTGTTTTTCCAGTTGCTCCTGTTTTACCAGTTGGTCCTGTTAATCCAGTAACTCCTGATTGTCCTGTTTTTCCAGTTGGTCCTGTAATTCCAGTTGGACCTGTTACTCCAGTCACCCCTGTACTTGAAATTCCTGCAAATCCTGTTGCTCCTGTTTTTCCAGTTGAACCTGTTACTCCTGTTACTCCAATAATTCCAGTTGCTCCACTGTAACCAGTTGCAATTGTTAAATTTGTATAACCAAGTAATCCAGTAGGTCCTGTAAGACCAAAGTCTCCTTGAAATCCTGTTGGACCGGTTCCTCCTGCTTTGTCTGAAAGTGGTCCCATCATACCACTTGGTCCTGCTGCTCCTGTATATCCTGTATCTCCTGTGCTTCCTGTTTCTTTTGAAACTGGTCCTACAGCAGATATTCCAGTAGGTCCTGTTGCGCCTGTTGGACCAGTTGGACCCGATGGGTCATATACTCCAGCAACACCTTTAGCACCTGTATATCCACTTATATTTCTTGGTCCAGTTGGTCCTGTTGGTCCGGTTGGACCCTGTACTGTTCCTGGTATACCTCTTTCTCCTCTTGGTCCATCCGGTCCATTTACTCCCGTTGGTCCTGTGGTTCCTGTAGGTCCTGTTACATTCGATGCAAATCCTGTATTTCCAGTATATCCACGTATTCCAGAACCCGTAGGACCAGTTTGTCCTGTAAGTCCTTTGAGTCCAGTTGCACCGGTATTTGAATTTGGTCCTGTTGGACCGGTACAACCAATAATTCCTGGTTTACCTACGAATCCTGTTGCGCCAGTATTTGAATTCGGTCCCGTTGGACCTATATTACCAGTTGGACCAAGAGGACCTGGTAATCCAGTTGGTCCATTAAATCCAAAAAGACCCGTTGGTCCTGTTGCTCCTGTTCGTCCTGTTATTCCAGTTATTCCTGTAAATCCACTTGGTCCCGTTGCCCCTGTTTCTGCAGATTCTCCATCTTGTCCTTGAAATCCAGTAGGTCCTGTGAACCCATCCAGTCCATTAGGGCCTTGTGGACCTATTGAACCTTCGTGATAAAACACACTTCTGTTCGTCAATGGCAGATAATCACCAACTAACCGTTGGCTATATGACGAATACATTACTTAATTGTTATAAAAATAGATAGTGTAACTTACATTGCTTCCTCCACTTGTAATCGGACCATTAGCAACAAGTCCTACATTTGCATTCCAAGTACTGCCACTTCCAGTATTGTAAAAATACAAATACGATACCGAAACAGGTTGAATTCCTGCATCAAGTGCATTTTGTTGATATCCTTGTAACCAAATTCTTTTTGAAGCATCCACCAATGTATCTACATTTGATCCAACAACTGTACTCGAATTTATTCCAGAAAGAATAATCCCTGCAGTCCCGTAGTAAAGTGAAATACTTCCAGTTACTCCGGTAGGCCCTGTTAATCCAGTTGATCCCGTTGATCCTGTTAATCCTGTTGGACCTGTTAATCCTGTTGGTCCTGTTGCTCCTGTTAATCCTGTTGATCCAGTTGATCCAGTAACTCCTGTAACTCCAGTCGGGCCTGTTACTCCTGTAAACCCTGTTGGTCCAGTATATCCAGTTTGTCCAGTTGGTCCGGTTACTCCAGTTGCACCAGTTGCTCCAGTTGGACCTGTCTTACCAGTTGGACCCGTTGGACCTGTTTTACCATCTGCTCCCGTTGGACCTGTAGGACCTGTTAATCCAGTCGGTCCTGTTTTACCAGTTGGACCGGTTGTTCCCGTTGTTCCTTGACTTCCAGTTGGTCCAGTTGGACCTGTTTCACCTGTTGCACCCGTTGCACCTGTACGACCTTTTGGACCCGCTGCTCCAGTTGGTCCAGTTGGTCCACTTGGTCCAGTTGGTCCAGTTGCTCCTAAAATTCCACTGTCTCCAGTTGGTCCAGTTGGTCCAGTTACTCCCAATGCACCTGTTGGACCTTCGTGACCTATTGCTCCTGGAAGACCTGGAGGACCTGGATATCCTTGAGGTCCAGTTGCTCCCGTTGCTCCAGTTGGTCCTATTTTTCCAGTAGGTCCAGTCGGTCCCGTTGGTCCAGTTGGCCCTGTTCTTCCAGTTGCTCCAGTTATTCCAGTTGGACCTGTTAATCCTGTTGGTCCTGTTGGTCCTGTCGGTCCAGTATTTGTAGCAGTTCCAGATAATCCAGTATATCCAGTTGGCCCAGTTTGTCCAGTTGGCCCAGTTGGACCTGTATTTGTTGCTGTACCTGATAATCCAGTCGGGCCTGTTACTCCTGTAAATCCAGTAGGTCCAGTTTTACCTGTTAATCCTGTAAATCCAGTAGGTCCTCGAGTTCCTGTTGCTCCAGTTGCTCCAGTTGCTCCTGTTGAACCCGTTGATCCAGTTGGTCCTAAATTTGTAGCATACCCTGGAATACCAATAGGCCCTGTGGGACCTGTTGCACCTGTTAGACCTTGATCACCTTGGGGACCTACAGGTCCTTGTGGTCCAACAACTGTATTAGGAGCAATAGTTATTAGTCCTACACCAGGTATGTATTTTGATAATGAAGACATCTATTATTCTAATGTATACCTTTTATGTTATGTTAAACCATCCAATTAAATAACTACCTCCAGCACCAATACCTCCTCCTGGAACTACATATCCTACTAGCAAAAATCTTGTCCACATTGCTCTAAATGTTGTATTAGGATTTACAGTAACTGAATTGTATAAACTACCTGTAGAATAATCTCCAATAATTCCTCCATTTGTATCGGTTGTCAATGTTAACGGATTGCCTGTAGAAGGTCCACTTAAAGAAGTTACAAGATTCATATTTGCAATTGTAATAATTGTTCCATACGGAATACCTACATCATCTGGTAGAGTAAGTGTTAAAGATGGAACTGGATCTCCACCACCACCTGGAGTAATTGTTGGATAACCATTGCCAATAAACCAGTATGTATTGAGATCGGTTGTTTTTGAGAATGATATATTCAATGTAGCTCCTGGATATGGAGCTACAACATTCGAAGATTTAGATAAATAAGATCCTGCAAGATTTGTTGTGTATTGAAGTTGATTGTAAGAATCTGTCACTACGTATTGTGGAGTAGAAGAGGAATTTGAAGGAAGATTTACTACTCTAGTTGTTCCATTTACATCAAGAGTATAAGATGGACTTGTTGTTCCAATACCTACATTTCCATCATAATGAACAGTTAATGCAGTAGGATAATCTGGAGTTCCTATCGTAACACCACCAGATCCTCCAGAATAATTAGAGATTCCATTAAACTTGATAAATCCCTGGGGTGATGAATCTGTAATCTTTTGAATATACGTTGCTACATCAGTCCAATCATTTCTATCTGTTTCTCGTTGATCATAAAACTTTAAATATCCTTGATTACCATATTCATTTGTTTGTAAACGCAACGATGTTGAACTAGATCCCGGAACTCCTCCTCCAAGATCTGGCGATGTTATAAATGTTGTACCACGTATATCAAGTCTAGCTTGAGGATTATCTGTTCCAATACCTATAAGGCCACCATTGTAGGCATTTATAATCGTATTTCCACCACCTGATCCAATAAATACAGTTCCATTGTTTTCACCTACAGAGGTATAGCTACCATTTAACAATCCTATTTTAGTGTAACTTGAATTAAATATGGCTATATTGCTTGTACCTGCACCATTTGAAATATTATAACTTCCTTTTAGAGTTAATATTGAACCATCAAACGTTAAATTAGATTGACCAGTTGCTGTATTTGATACTCCATTCGCAGTCAATACATATGTATTTGTGTATGGAGTTATTGCATTAAATCCTGGTCCTGTGTATCCTGTGTATCCTGTGTATCCTGTTGGACCTGTGTAGCCGGTATAACCAGTGTATCCAGTAGGTCCTGTATATCCAGTGTAACCTGTGAATCCTGTTGGTCCTGTATAACCAGTGTAACCTGTGTATCCTGTTGGTCCTGTGTAGCCGGTATAACCTGTGTATCCTGTTGGTCCTGTATATCCAGTGTAACCTGTGTATCCTGTTGGTCCTG